GAAAAAAGCTGAAGGATACGCTCTTGATGGATGTCAGAACTGCACCATTGAGGGTTTAATGGATTGGCCGGCTGATTTTATCAACAAAAGACCTGATATTTCTAAAAAATTGACCAAAAAAAGGCAAGAACGCAAATTAAAGATACTCAGGGGGCAAAATAAACGTTCCTCTGAGGGTTCTGACACTATGTTGATTTGGCAGGGCAAGAACGTTTTAGATCAAACAGATAAACAGGAGCTAGATCACAGGGGCCAAATAACGGTGAATATAGTCAATTTTAGCGATGGAGTGCCAAGTGATGGTTGCGATCAATCTCCCGTATAGATTTACACCGAGAGATTATCAAGTACCGCTGTACCAGGCGATGGATAACGGTATTCTACGTGCTGTTGTCGTTTGGCATCGAAGGTCCGGCAAAGATTTGTCATGCCTGAATTATCTCATCAAGCGCATGTTGCAGCGTGTTGGCCAGTATTACTACTATTTTCCAACGATGTCCCAGGGCCGAAAAATTCTTTGGGAAGGTATTGATAAGGGGGGGATGCGATTTCTCGATCATTTTCCGGATCAGCTTATCGACGGCAAGCCTAATCAACAAGAGATGCGTATCAAGCTCGTTAATGGGAGCCTATTCCAAGTTGTCGGCACGGATCGTCTCGAAATGGTCGGGCCTAATCCAGTTGGGGCTGTGTTTTCGGAGTTTTCCCTCCAAAATCCAAGGGGATGGGCCTATGCAAGGCCGATATTAACGGAAAATGGTGGATGGGCGATCTTCAATTTTACGCCACGCGGGCGCAATCACGCATACAAATTATACCGGATGGCGAGTGATAATCCGCAATGGTTTTGCGAGAGATTGACCGTCGATGATACCACCGCCGTTAAATCGGAGGCTATCCAAGCAGACCGGGACTCCGGGATGTCCGAGGGTCTAATCCAGCAAGAGTACTATTGCTCGTTTGATTACGGGATGATCGGATCATACTACGCGGAGGTACTCAACAGTATTGAGCAAGTTGGACATTTTGCACAATCGCTATATAACAGGGATGTTGAGACTCACATTGTGATGGACCCAGGCTACACTACGGCTATTTGGCTGTTTCAGTCATTTGGCCCGGAGGTATCTGTTTTGCGATATCACGAGGATCAGGGTTTGGGGATTGACACCTATTGTCATATGTTCCGAGAGTGGGAAAAAGATCACGGGCTTATCTGGGGCAAGGTCTATGTGCCTGCGGATATGGACAGCAACGCTCATAAGGTTACGCGAGGCGAGACGGCTCTGGATATTGTGAAGGACGAAGGGTTTGATGTAGTTCCTCTACCGAGAGAGACTAACGTGGTCAAAGAGGGTATACCGCGTACTCAGCGGTTTCTTAACCGCTGTTGGTTTAATTACGAAACGTGTGAGCATGGGATCGACCGACTCCGGCAGTATCATGAGCGTCAAAATGAGGGAGCGAGCACGGAGGATCACTACGTTACAACGGGCCAGCCTGAAAAGGACGGCAACGATCATGCCGCTGATGCGATGCGGTACATGAGCATGGCCTTCGAACAGGATCTGGTCAGGGCGTCGAGCTATCCCTCGGACCATACAGGTAGCATCAAGCCAAAGCACGAGCGGCACAACAAACTATGCTATCCGGGAGCGACGGACGACCTATCGGATATGTTCGCCCCGGAGACGCAGGGAGTTTATACGGGATGAATGATCTCTACATCATAGCCGGTGCGATCATTGCAGCGATGTTCGTAGGGGCGGGTCTGGTACGTTACGGGATCGGTCTGGGCCAAAAGTTGACGATTGCGGCTCAAAACGATCTCCCGATAGATAAGCAAATTCCAACGCTTTTACAAGATCATACGGGAGGCTCAGATAATGAGTAAGCATAAGACTAATCTTCTTTTGGTCGTTATGGCGTCTATTGCTGTTCTTACCGCCGGTCTATGGACAGACACGAATCGGTCCCCCTGGATGCCGCTACGAACGGCGGTGACGGTGGATAATACAGCCCTGGACGGCACAACGGCGAGTTACACGTTTGCCTTCAGCGACAAACCGAGTACTGCAAAGGAAATCGAGACTCAGTGGAACGGAATCGACGTGTACTTCTACGGCACGGACGCAGCCAACGAGACGTGCAACTACAAGATTTACGTGTGGAAAGCCAATGGCCCGGCCTGTCTATGGTGCTCCGGTGTCTTTGCGCTCGGAGCGGCTGTCACTGGAGGTACAACGACGTACTACGCTGATACGATCACTGTGACTAATGTGCATGGTAACGCGGGGGTTAAGGATGGCTCAGGGAATGATCGTATCGCCGTGCTCCGACTTGGTGATATGCGAGGATATCGCTATATTTTCTGCGAGATCGACATACCGGCCAGCACGCAGGTGGCGTCTGCGTCGGCGGAGATGACGGGGTACTAAGGTGAGCCAAAAAGCCAACGACAAAATACTGGACCGGGCTAAGGAGCTTGAGGACTTCGGTATGGAAGTCACTCGGCAGTGGTATGATATCTGGTCGGAGTCGATGCGATACGTATTCAGCGACCACGATAACCTTGCCAGCAAGCACGATGACTGGGAGTACATTGTTGTTAATTATACCTGGCCGACGATGATCCAAGAAACGGCCAAATTAGCAAAAAATCATCCGAAGATATTAGCCGATCCGACGGGCGATGAGGACGCGGAGGCCGCCGAGGTCTGGCAGGGGGCTACTCAGTGGCAGTGGCAAGAAGGTCTGAGAATGCGGCTACATCAGTTGGCCGCGATCTTTTGCGGAAAGATATTCGGCTATCGCGTGTCGAAGTTCTACTGGAATCCAAAGCCGCGCCATGGCTGGGATAAAACACAGAAGATATGGAACGGAGACGTCGAGCATCGATTGTGGAATCCGGTCTTTTTCTGGGCCGACGGCGAGGAATCAGTCGAGGAAGGTAATTGCGGTACGGTTCGATGGGTCCGTCTGGAATGGGCCAAATGGATGTGGCCGGGCCATGATAAGGAATTCGATGATGTGGCTGTGACAGCCAAAGACGCAAAAGAGGCGGCCTTCGGTGACGTCAAATTCAAGTCCTGGATGTCGGGCGGTTCGATGGTTCAGTCTGATGCTGATGACGTGACGAACCTGCCATTGGCCAACCGCCTTCTCAATATGATTAACGGGTGCAACCAGTTTTCGACGGAATCCACTCAAAAAATGGTGCGGGTCGGTAATACGTACATGCTGGACGAAAAGACGACGCATCGCAAGGATTACGAGCCGATTACGGTTGATGAGTTGTTAGAGTCCGGAACTGTTTACGTGGGGATGGATCAGCAGTTATTCGACGTCCAAACAAATCTGCCCTACAATCCCCCGGAGTGGCCGACGCGATTGATCCGTGAATATGACGAGCCGGACTATCCAGACGGTCGAATGGTTCTTTCCGCCGGGGAAGGCGATAAGCGGTTCCTTCTCAATCCGAAAGAGGACGACCAAGTCTATCCGTACAGCCGTTGGCCATTTGTAGTCACTCCTCACTATATTCTGCCGTTCATGTGGCAGGGCGTCAATGCTGTGACGATGTACAAGACGCAACAGGACATGATTAACCTGTCTGTGACGCACATGTTCAACAACCTGAAACAGTTCGGCGATCCCCGGATAGCAATCGAAGATGGAGCGATTGCCATCAATCCGAAGACCAAGCAGCCTTGGACGATCAAGTCCGGGGCCGGGGCTTTGATACGGTTGCTCAAGGGAGGACTTGGAAGGTACAAAGTGGAGCCCCCACTACCCTTATCACCCGCCGCTATACAGTTCTATCAAATTCAGGCCCAGGAGTTCAAAAACCTTAGTGGGCTGCAGCCCATCGCTCAAGGCCAGCAGTTGAAGTCCGGCACAACCGCGACGGAGGCCCAGACGCTGGCCATATCCGCGAATGACCGCATCTTCCTTCAAGGGGTGTATGAAGATGAATGGGTAAAGGGCTGTGCGTATCTCATCGCCGAGATTATGCAGTTGCACTATGATGAGGGTCGCTACATCAAGATCATCGGAGAAGATACGCTGAATGGAGTCAAGCAGATTACGTCCGGCTTAAAGAACGCTCGCTACGATATCAGCGTCGTACCGGGGATGACCTTGCCGTTTGACGAGGAAAAGCGAATTGCCAAGCTCAAAATGGCCTACGAGCTTTTAATGCAACCGACTGCAAACCCGATGCTGCCGGAAATGCTTCGGGCATTAGATGTCCCGAACTGGAAGAAAATTCTTGACGAATACCCTGTCTGGCAGGATTATCAAGCGTTGCTTCGTCTCGTTGAAGGCGTCAAGTCCGGACAGGTTGATCCAAACCAGGCCATGACGATGATTGTCAATCGCCTCATGCAACTACAAGGCGGTGAAATATTGAAAGGAATGACACAAAATGCCGAAAGTCAAAACAAACAAAATTCAGCCGGAAAGCAAAGTTGATCCGTTTGCCTGGGCAAAGGAAACGCCGATACAACATTCAGAAGACGTCGTTCGAATCCGCCAGGTCCTTGAGAATCTCGGTTTCACCGTGACGTTGCATGAGTGTCATGCCCTATGGTCTGCGTATTCAAAGACACAGGAAGGTAAGCCGGAGTGGATGGAGCTTCCATTGACCTTTGGTGCTCTTCGAAGTAAGTTGGTCAATAACGTCTTGCCGGAGATAACGGGAGTGATAGCAAAGTGATTGTTTTGTACGGAGTGAACAATGCCACTCACTAAAAAAGGGAATAAGATCATGTCGGCCATGAAAAAGGAATATGGCGATAAGAAAGGAGAGCAGGTGTTTTACGCATCACAGAACAAAGGAACGATTACCGGAACGCACAAAAAGCGAAAGAAAAAGCATTACTGGGACGAAAATCTAAAATGATTATGAGAGTCCGAACACCCCAGGATGCACGTGAATACAATCGGCTCACGGAAGCCCAACGGCAGGCAGAGCAGGCGATCCAGGACCGTGAGGATTACGAGTTTGCTTCGAAGAAAGCCCGTCAATACATGAAAGGTCTGTTCGATGGTGTGATCTCCGTCCGATGCCGTCATTGTCATGAGAAGATATCTTTCAGGAAAGGTAAGTTTGAATGTCAGCAATGCCAATGCTATCATAACCGCATCGAGTACGAAGATGACTATATGGATAAGATTATCAAAACGGTGATCGATGTGAATAAGCGAACGTTCACGCTTCAACAGTTAAGGTACGATGAGTTGTGACCGAACATCAACAGACATTTTTGAATAATGTCGGCAAGGAAATTGCTGTAGCGTTCAAAGAGGTATATGGATATGTGCAGTTTAATATCCAGGGCGGCCACTACGTCAATGCCAACGTGAATATGACCACAAAACCTAAGAAAGGGAATGAGTCACAACAGAATAACTGAATAGCGTCACAGAGCCGATTGCAAACAGCAAAGCCCTGTTTTCCCACGCGGGAAGGCGGGGTTTTTTTGTTTGCCCGAAGCGACCGACAGGATACGTGCCAATAGGTTAGCCGGCCGGCTGATAAATGCTGGAAACAGACAAGTGCTGAAAATGAAAGGACAAACGTCATGGCAACGGAAGGACAGGAATTGGAAACGTTGGAAAAGATTCACGGAGATGCTGATTTGTCGGAGTTCGAAAACCTGGACGATGACGATGACAGCCAGATCGGAGGAGCAAAGAGCGAAGAATTCGTTGATGTTGAAGAAATGGACAAAGGCAAAAAAGAGCCTGAGAAAAAGTCTGATTCTTTGTCAAAAACGACGGAGCTTAAAAATCCCGACGACTGGGACAAGCATCGCCAAGAGCTTAACCAGACCGAGGCGAACTTTCGCAAGACTCAGGAAAAGCTCGAATCCGCCGAAGCACGACTGGCGCGGCAAGATGAGACGATCAAGTCGATGCAAGACAAACTCGACGCCTATACGAAGGCTAACGAGATTGATTTAGATGAGATTGATCCTCAGTACGTCGATCCGTCGGTCATTAAAGTATTGAAGGCGATGCAGGCCAAGCTGGATTTGGCCGAGCAACGCTCTAAAACGCTTGAGGAATCCAGGGATCAAATTAAAGAGGACCTTCGCAAGCAATCAGAAACCAATCGGCGTGAACAATCCTCGCAGGAGATCATTACTGATATTGAGCAGGAATATCCAGCTAGGTATCGTAATGCCGCGATTGCCGAAGCCAACAGGATTTGTACCGAACGGGGATATCCCCCGTCAGACCGGTACGAATCGGCGAAGCTCCTTCGATCCTGCTACAAGAAACTCGCTGACGCGGACTCCAATGGCTCTAAAACAAAAACGACACCGAAAACACCCACAGTTCCAACGGATACGGGGCGTGGCGGTGGAACGAACGTCGTTGCGGAAGACAACAAGCCCATGACGCTGAAAGAACGCGCCAACTATTGGCGACAAAGACTTAAATCAAAATAGGAGTGTAAAATATGGCAAGTCCAAATTTGAGCACGATAACGAGGGACCTGGTGAATCGGTCGATTCACGAGCAGGTCTTTCGTCGCTTGGCGTTTCTGGACGAGCTAAAGAAACGCACCCAGGTTATTACGTCCGGCGGAAAGACGATTATGAGTATCGCCGACTACGCCGAGATGGACGATCTGGCCCAGGCTTATACCGTCGATGAGCAATTGACCGACGGCGAAAAGACCATGCTGACCAAGCCGTACTGGAACTGGAAGCTCGTACAAATCCCCATCAAGTACGACGGCATGGTGGAAATCGAAAACATTAACGCCGGCAAAGAAGAGCAATTGGTCGATCTGGCGGAATACCTTGCAAAAAAGGCCACGCGCGGGATCAAGATCAAGCTCGAAAAGATGCTGGCCAACGGGGGAACGGAAACCTACGACGCCGATTATGCCGATGGCGGGAAAAACTTTAACTCCATCGTTCACGGGTTACTGCACGAGGATACGGCAACGACGGGCACGTACGGTAATATCGCCAGGGACGTGAGCGCCGGTCTTCGCAACTGGTGGCAGGGAGCCGATCCGGTCGGTTTAGTTCAAACGGTGGCCGAAGGAACGTCGTGGACCTCGTATCAAAATACGGCCTACGACTTAAACATGGCCAATCTGAGAAAGTGGCTGATTAAGGTTCAGCACGGCATTCAGGCCAAGAAAGACCTGATGATCGTCACGTGCCCGACACTTTACGCCAAGTTCAAGGCCGAATTGATGTCGTATATGATGTATGACGGGGCCAAAGATACGGCGGATGTCGGATTCAATAAGATGTATTTTGAGGGCCACCAGTTTGTAGACTGGGATTATCTTGAAACGTCTTCGACCATGCAAAACTGGGTTTTACTCCTGAATATGGCTACGTGGGAGATGCACTTCAACAAGGCCAGAAACTTCAAGATGACGCCCTTCAAATGGTGCGGTGAGCTGCCGGGCGGTAAGGACTATTACCTTGCCCGTATTCTGCTCGCTGGAAACTGCTTTACCAACCAACCGAATGCGAATATGTACCTTCGCAATATCACGTAAGAAAGGAGGTGATCCCACATGGCAAATTCAACGATAGACCACAGTAAGATCATATTGATCGACCGATGGCCGGGTGTGCCCGTCGAGCAGGAATCCGTACCTCCTGATGGATTTACTGGTGCAGGTCATCACAATGTAGCAACGCCGGTATATCCCGTTGGGATGAAGA